TCTTTTGCAACCTCAGCAGCAGGCGTTCTTGTATTATTGTGATATGGACAATAAATAATAAAGTCATTGCCAAACTCTGCCTCTATATCAACTCCTGCACCATTTAAAACTCTTTGAATTTGTTCTTTACTATAAATGTTACTTGCCATCTTCGTAATCCTTATACCTATAGTAACCTTTATCGAAATCTACTTGTACTAAAAAGTCTCCCATAAAACCATTTCTATTTTTTCTAAATACGCACTCAATAATATCACTATTAGTTGCACGACCTAATGCCATAACCCAGTCAGCATCGTAAGCAATCTGTCTAGACCACGCAGTTTGTCCAAGTGTTGGAGCACTGCTTAAATCTTTTACATCATCAGGAGTAGCAGATGAAATAGCAATGATAGGAACTTCTTCGCCAATAGCCATTAGTTTAAGTTCTCTTGAAAGGTTCTTCATACGTACCGTTTCATTTTCAGACTTTTGATTTGGAGACATAAGTTGTAGATAGTCAACAATAACAAAGTCTGGTTTGTATTGGTCTATCTTTCCACGAACTACGGATGGGTTAACTTCACCACCATTGTCATTTGAAATAATATGAAACTCTGGCTTGCCTGCCACTTTGTTAGCATGCCAACTCTTAAGCATATCAAGTTCTACTTCACCATTGCTTAGTTTGCGATGAGACCAAATGCCCTCACCCATAATTGCAAATACACGATTACGAACTTCAGTCTCAGACATTTCTAAAGATATTACTAATGGAGACTTACCCTGCTTCCATGCTTGAACTGCAAAATAAAGAGCAAGCCAAGACTTTCCAATTCCTGGATATGCAAGAAACACACCAAGTTGTCCTGGCATAATTCCAGAAGGAAGATAATTATCAAATCCTGGTAAACCTGTTTTAATTCCAACCTGACCAGTTAATTTTTGTTCCTGAATCTTTTCAAAATATGCAAGAGCAGAATCAAGATCCGTAGCATCAATATCACGAATAGCAGAAGTATTTTTCTTTAATTCAGAGGTTTTTGTAATAAGTCCATTAAGTGCTTCTGTGCCATTGCCACCTTGCACTTCACCTGCTGCTGTTCTTAAGATGTCTTTTAGACTATCATTTAAATATTCGGTTTGTAATTCTTCAAGGTGATGTTTTGTTGCTCCAACACCTTCTACTGGAACAAAGTCTCTAAATTTTTCTACAACTAAAGATGCTGGTGGAATAGATCCATTATTATCAAAATATAAACGAATAAAGTTCCATACATCGTTATGGGTTCTAAGAAGGTTTTCTACGTTGGCTTGTAATAATACATGCATTTGTTTATCTTGTAATACCGCTGAAATAACTCTTGCTTCTGTATTATTCACTTAACCACCTTCTTGCTAGTGTTCTTCTCTCAGTTCTTTCTTTAATATCTTTTTCTACATCTAGTTTACCATTAAGAATTTTTTCTGCATTATAAGCAAAATAGTTCCAACTAGGTTCTTGTGCAATACTAAAATAATATTCAAGTAAATCATAACAAGCAGAAATACCATACGACTGTATAAGGGAGTCAGCGGACCACTGCTCTACGTTTAAATTTAAAGATGGCTTTTGCTCATACTTTGCGGTATGCAACTTGCTATATCTGCTAAGCAAAGCCATACGGTCTTTGCGTTCAGCCATTACTCTAGTTCAGCAGCCTCTGATTGAGCCTCTTTAATTTTTTCTGTTAGTTTATCTTCAACAAACTTATATACTCTCTCAAAAGCCTGCTCTGTGTTTTCACCTTCACGCTTAGAGTCAACTACGCCAAGATCAAGTCTTAATGACTGGAAATTGCCTAAGTTAAGAGTATAGCCAAGTGTTATTGATACCTTTGTATTTTCGTTTTCCATTACCCCACCTATTCTTGAATTTAAATATTCTCTGACCAAACAGGAATAAATCTTCCGTCTTCAGTCTTCGTATATGTAAGTATACCGTCACCCATTCGCCTTGTCAACTCTTGGCTTGTAGGAATACTATTATTTGTTATTAATCCGTCTTTTCTGGGCTGCCCCATATGTCTAGATCCCAGTATAGCACGTATCTCTTTTATGTGCTCTTCTGAGTAATAAGATCTTATTTGCCAACCTCTTTGACCATTTACTCTTGCTCCAATTGGTGGTGGTATAATTCCATTTTTAATTAATTTTGGCATATACTTTCTATGACGATTAACTAATTTAGCAGTCTCTGCAACTGTGTATGCTCTTTGTCTATTTTTTCTAAAGTCTGTACGAAGACAAGTTTCAAGTCTATCTTTAGTAATATTATAAAACGTAACCATTCCAGTAGAACGAGAACTATGATATAAGCGCACCAAATCTCCGTTTAAAAACCAGAGTTTTTTACTACCCTTTATTACAGGGTCGTTATTGTATTGTTGGCTCTGGATTTTTCCCTTTGCAGTATCCATCTACCTTGCCCACTTTCTGATGGAGGATGAAAAAAATTACGTGAACCGCACAACATACAAAATGTTTCTAAATGATCTACACTGCTATATTGTCTGTCAACAAACATGCGACCATTACATTTTTTACAAAAAATCATACCCCATCCTTATTTTTAATTTGGAATGCCAATAATTATTAAATTAACGGCTAAAGATAAGTCACCAGAGGCACCAAATCTAACAACCCCCTCTACCTTTGATGTTGTTACTGTTTTTAAAATAACGCTTACATTTTGTCCAGCAGGAGTATTTCCTATATTTACTGGAGTTGCTGTTGCTATTGGTTGATATTTAAAGTCACTAGGAAAGTCATAGGAAAAAGATTTTTCAGATGCTGCGGTAACAGTAGAGTTGTTTGCTACTTCTACATAGCCACCTATCATACGGACCTCAGATGTCTTTACGCTTTGCTTTCCAGCACTAACTGTATCAACTGTTGTATAGTTATAGGTTGCTGAAGAAACCTCTGTAGATAACTGATTTACTGTATCAACTAACTTATAGATGTATGGAACATCTAAAGGTTGACCACGCTCTGGTAACGGTACTTTTGCCATTTATTCCTCCTATTTAATTATACCAAAGACTCTACGCCAGAGTCGAAGATAACTAACGATTCTTTTACTTCTTTTACTGATGATGCTATTTGTATTTTTACATGAACTGAAGTTGTTCCTGTATTTAAAAATGAATATGTGTGTATTGGGCTTGTTCCATGATAAGCAAAAGATCCAGCATCAAATTTTACAAATATGTCATATGCTGGTCTATTTAGTTCATCATCCCAAACAGCGGTAATAATAGATGATGTTATAGATAAAGCACCACTAACCGTTTCTGTAGGAACTGCATTTGTAACAAATGTTGGAGACCAGTGAGAGGTTCTGTTTTTATCTTCAGAGATAATTCTATATCTTACAACATACCCTGCGGTTTCTGAGTCAACTGGTGGCAAAGATTCTTTTGGAACAATTGCTTTTTTAACAGCCATTAGGTTACACCAATTGAAAATCTAAACTCAACATAGTTGCTAGTATTAGGAGACTTAACAATTGTTTCTGCATTGTCATTTTTAATAATTGAATATCCAGTTAAGCCATAAAGCGGATTAACTGTAGCAATATTTTCTAGTCTCATTGCATCTAAGGCTATGTAGTAATTTTCTGAAGGTACTCCACTATCAATAACACATGCATATATTTTAACTACAGTTACGGCATCCCAAGTAAAATTTGCACTTGTATAAAGTTCTTGTAGTTGCTTTGATATTACAAAATATCTGTTTGTTTCAAAATCTGCAATAGAGTTTTCTAGATTACCAGAACTTCCATGATTAATTTCTGCTTCAAACCTTGCAAACTCTCCAGTAGTAGTATCTGTTGATGCAAAGTCAACTAAAATTCTAATTGTTTCTGGAATTGCACTGGAGTTTCCATTTTTACTTATTAAAGAAAATGCCAACCTAAGTTCATCTATTGGAGAGTTTCTTGTAAAATCAATATTCGCTCCAGTTAAATGAATATGGTTTGATCCTTCTTCAATTACAAAGTGATCAAGAGTCGGACCACTATCTTCGCTTACTGTAAGATCTGAGTCATCTCCTTGAATTAAAATTACGTTATTTAAAAATCTGCATCTTTCATACCTGTTTGCACGAGAAGATTTATAAAAAATTGAGTTATCAGCATTTGTTTGAAAAACAGAATCTGCTACTGCAATCACATTATCATCTTCTGGATCATCTAACGGTGCGGTAACAGTATCAATTGCTGTTGCTGCGGAAGCGGTATGATGTTGCCAGTTTTCTCCAGTAGTAAATGCAAACACTGTTTTGCTGTCATAAGCGCCAGCAGATGGGTTTGAGCCTGCAGAATATAAACCTACTTCAGATATCTCGTATCTTTCTTCTGTTGGTAGTTCTGCTGTTAATACAATTTTATTTATACCACCCTCATTTACAAAACCTCTAGATGAAATTGGAACACGAAACATTTCAAAATCAAGGTTTTCTTTTGTTGCAAAGTTATCCGCTACATCGCCAGTTTCTAGCGGGGTAGGACCACAGCCAACAGCCAAAAATGAAGCATAGGCAGGGGCTTGACCAAGCATATACTTACCAATAATAGTCTTACCAGTGTTAGTTATCAAGAGGTTATTTCTCCAAATTCCGCTTCATATATTGTACCACTTGTGGTTATTTCTACCTCAATTTGTTCATCAACTTCAAGATTGATAGCCTC